AGCCTTCAACAAACTGAGTTAACCACCCACTCATAGCTACTACTGCTAGTATCTTTGATTTGTTAGGTGAGTGACGGAACTCATGTTTGAATTGGAAATACCTCTGGTGCATTTCCAGTTCATTCTGAGGTTTGAAATTCAACAAGTTGAATAGTTGCTTATCTTCATTTAAGGGATAGGCCGTACCATTTACAAATCTTGTTGAACAGAATTCGAAATCATTTCTGTCTACTACGTTAACTTGTTTGACTACTTTTCCGAATTCTCTATACGTCTCAACGATCTGTTCTGGGGAGAATGATTTCTTCTCTAATATATCATCACCATGGGTTTTGCAACCTGCTTTTCCATTTAATGATTTTAGAGTTCCTTCAAGCTTCCAACGACAGAGCCATGCATCTCCAACTCTCATAGAAGAGTTAGTCGAAGAAGTATTGCCCCATCCAGAACCCATTATTCCATTGTGATAGGTCTGAGCATAACATTGTCCATTATCTATAGTTACAACTTTACGTTGCATACAATAGTAATGAGCTGAAATGATCTTCCACCAAGAGGTACCATCTCCGTTGTTAAGCAACTTTCTTCGAAACAAATCAAAGTCATAGTTGTCTTTATCAACTGAGAAGTCCCATCCTGATATATCATCATCAAAGAACTGTTCGTCTAGGAATTCAGTTTTAATACTTTTTAGAAATGTCTGGACTTGATCATCGTTCAAACCAAAACCACATTGCGGTGGTATGGTATCCCAATTTTCAATTTCCTTCTTATTTTGGTTACCGGATAATAAATTACAAATTATATTGTCTATTATTGATACAGAAAATATCAATCGTTGACGAGCATCTAGGAGTTTAGATTCCTTATGTGGTTCGTTTTTCACAAACACACGTATGGCGTCTAAACAACCCTTACTAATCAGTTCAGTAGGAGTATAATCCTGAGTAAGGTCAAGATTATACAACGTCGTGAGACGCTCAATCACTGCTTCAACAACCCACTCGAGGCGGGTGTTGAACAGTTCTCGATTATCTCGGGCAATCTGTCTGAAAGGAAAACCTGGGGTAGAAGTGGGTTCGATGGTATTGATTGCGATAAAACGAATTCTATCACGGATCTCATCAAAACTACTCTCTGAGAACTTTCCAATTTCTCTGAAACCTCTTGGTACTTCCGTAGATGGATAATTTTGTTTAATAATTTCTCCTGCTTCCTTGAGAAATGCACTACTAAGATTCGATTTGTATTCTCTGTATCTCCATCCTTTTCCTGCCGTTTGGACAAACAAACTGGATGACTGTGCATCTGCATCTCTTGGCGGCCATAACCACTTTGCAAGACTTTCTCTACTTTCGATTGCTCTAGTGTAGTAGGGGGAATACTTACTGGTTTTGGTATAAGCTTTGTTAGAGCATCTACCAACATAGTAAAATCCTCTTGCGTGGTCTTTTGCTTCTTCTCGATTTTGTTCTTGGATTGCTGCTTCTTCAAATCTGTAGCCTGCGAGGTTGATGATTGAATCAACGGCGTATCTACTTTGAGAGGAATGTTCTGGTTTTGGTCTGAAGAAGCTTTGTAAAAATCCTTACCTGATGAAACTAGTCCGCTAGGACTTATTTCAAGCAGTTTAGTATTCACTGCGTCTTCATAAATATCTAGCCTGTCACGATAGCCTTTGTGAGAGTCTATCACATAGTGTCCAGACTTGACATCCATTCTCCAAACCTGAGTTCCGTAGTCTCCATATATAGTATGGTATCTATCAGTAGCTCTGTGTTCCAATTCTTCTACAAGTTTATATGAGTCTTCTCCGTCCTCAGCCCAATATTCAACGACTTTAAGGTCGTTGTATACAAAGTTAGGATTAAGAATCGTACCCATATTAATATCCTTGGTCACATTGTAACTATGATGAAGTCCAACAATTTTGTTGTCATATATCATAGGTCCACCTGAGAACCCTGGCTCAGTACTAGCGTTATGATGAACCCTCCAAAGAACATCTTTAGAAGCATTCATAACACCGGTAGAAGTTTGTAGTTTATTAGAACCATTATATCCATAAACAGAAAAGACTGTCCCACTCTTTGTTTTATCAGCTAGTTTCAACATAGGTGTTTTCAATTCAGTAAACACGGTATTAGGAACTGAGACTATAACAACATCGAGATCGTCACTGGGAGAATAGAAAAGCACTTTCCATGCTTTGCTGTAAATGGTATATTTATTTTCATAATTAACCAAAGCAATATTTTCTGATTTTGCTTTAAACATATCATAAACATGAGCTGCCATAAGCAATCCGGAATGTGTGTCAGGAG